ACTTTGATCTCCTCCACTCGCTGCTGGGCCTCAAACCCGGCTTTGCGTAGCTCAAGCTCACGCTCGATCTGCAACTGGGCCATTGCCATTTCATGCTTCTTGTCAGCGCGGTCTTGGAAGAAACCCAGCAGCTTGGGCAGGCCACCAGCGAGGAAGGAGATTAGGGTTGAGAGTAGGGTCAGCATTTCTTTTCTTCCTCATGGGACAGTTTGACGCCAGCAAGTAGGCCAATGAAACCACCGACGATGGTTTGAAACGCAGGGCCAACCAACTCAAAAATTTTATTGTTGTCCACCTTTTCGTCAAACAGGCCCATCAGCATTACACCGGACATTGACAGGACAACAATACACAAGGTCATGCTGACCATGAGCGTAACGAAGAAGGTGAGCTTGGCTTTCATTTGTCTTTGCGGTTGAAAATCTCAAACAACGATTTAACTTTTTCCTCAAGCACGGCGATTTTGATGTCCATCTTCGCCAGCACGATGATGAGCGTTATCAGCGCCAACAGCATCGGCCAACCTTTTGCCAGTGCTTCGAAAAACTCCATGATCAACGGAATGTGAGTGACGCATAAACGATAGCTGACATACTGACGATAAGCACCCCGGCGGTCTTCATAATCACGCCCTCTAATCGTTTTAGCCTTGCATTTATCTGCGCGTATCGTTCGGCGCAGACCGCTTCATGGCTTGTGAATTGTGCTTCAAGGTTCATCTTTTGCTTTCGTTACTTGCGCCTCGGCTTGCTCTTTGATTTTGACAATCAAGGGCCACACGCCTGATTTGCTGGGCAACTCGCCCAAGGTTTGCAGGATGAAATTGATTTCGTTGATGTCGAGGTCGAGGGTCATGCTGTTGTCCAAGGTGTGCCAGTGGCGGTTACGGGGTTCTTCTGCAATGCAATCTGCTGTGCCAGTGCTGCCTCAGTTGCGTCCTTGTCCACGCCTGATGCGTAGCACCAATCCAAAACTTCTTGCATCGTGACGCTGGCGTAGGGGATGGTGGGCGTACCCGGTTGCCATGAACAGGTTGACCAGATTGATGCGGTGTAGCCCTCATCTACTGCTGTGGCAGTCCAGTGGGCTGTGGTGATGAAACCCGTTGCGGTTTCGTAGTTGGTCTGGGTGATTGTCCAAGTGGTTGTCATGTTGTCTCCAGTGCAGTGATACGAGCGGTGAGTTGAGTGATGAGGGCTTGTTGTTCTTGCATTGCTTTGACTAAGTGTGGCGTTAACTTTGAATAGTCAAGTTGCCACATATCATTTTCAGTTTTGCCTTTGGTAACTACGCCATTCAAAACAGGCTCAAGTTCTTGTGCAATAAAACCATACTCTTGATGTAAATCACCAACAGTCCAATCGTATTGACGGACTTGGACTTGCATCAATTTTTCAAGAACTGGGTTTGCATTTTGAATCTTTGATTTAAGTCGTTGGTCAGAGGTCGTATTAAATGCAACGGCACTTGTAGAACCAATTCTTGTAATAGAACCAATACTAGTACCACTTACAAAAAAGTTAGCAAAAACAGTACCGCTTGCTGAAGCAGTATCATTTAATGCAATACCATTAGTTGCTGAACCATTAAAATCGGTAGTTATTTGCGCTCTTGCTGTCGTAGTCCCCACCAGCAAGTTACCGCTGGAGTCGATAACGGCGCGAGTAACACCATTGGTGCTGTCCCTAAACGCAAGACTGCCCACATTGCCAACAACAGACGACGATCCAACTGAGAATATGTTCCAGTTGTAGCCGCCGGTGCTGGTGTTGATGATGTTTATAGCCGTTCCAGTAGTATCCGCGCTGCTTAGTCCAAGTTTCTGTGCAGGCGAACTCGTCCCAATACCCAAGTTACCGCTTGCATCCAGCGTCATTGCTTGGGTGAAGGAAACAGGTGTTGCTCCTGCACCAGATGAGTTACTTGGGGCCGTGTACCAAGCGTGTTGGCCGCTTGTTTGGTAATACAAGGTGGCAAAACCATTAGCAATATATGCCGAAGCATCACTGCTGTTATAAAAAACATTTTGACCTAATGCAGTAGCCGCACTACGACTAAACAAAGCCGCACCATTTGTTAATTGCAATGCGGGTCTGCTTGCGCTACTCCAAGCACTCGGAGTAACCCCCAAGCCCAAGTTACCGCTGCTATCCAACGTCAAGCTGGTCGCTGGCGCACTGCCTGAGAAGCTGTACGCTGTGCCGCTTGTGCCGCCGCTTAATGTGCCCGTAGCACTCAGCGTCCCGGTGACTGCTAGACCTGCACTGGTCAAGCGCATTTGTTCGGCAGCGTTTACATAGAAAATTGTGCCTGTATTGCCGCTGTTATATAGATTTAAAAAATTGGATGTGTCGTTAAAAATTGAAGCCGCATAAGTACCAGTAGTGTTTTTAAACCCAATATATTTATTGTTGTTTAAAAGAATCTGGGTTGAAAGAGTTACATCACCCGTAGCACTCACCGTAGTAAACGCACCCGTGGTCGCAGTCGTAGCGCCGACAGTCATGCCGTTGATTGACCCGCCCGTCAGCGTTGCACCGCTTGACACAAGCGTGTTGAGCGTAGCCGTGGACGATGCGCCGAGGGTTGTGAATGAACCAGCAGCCGGGGTGACGTTGCCAATGATGCCTTGCAGTGATGTGGCTGTGGCTGCTCCAAGGACAGGGGCAACAAGGGTCAGTACTGTGCCGTTGCTTGTAGCGCCTGTAATCCCTGCCAGTACGCCAGCATTGTTGTACTGCACCTGAGTGGTCGAGCCACCAGCAGGGCCAGAAGTTGAGCCTGCCAGCAGGGTGACTACGCCAGAACTGTTCTTGAAGTACAGCTTGCCGTCGTTGGTATTGAGTGCCAATTCACCAGCAACTAGGTTTCCAGCCGACGGGACAGCAGCGCCTGTTGCCGAGTAGTAAAGGGAGATTGGGGTGTAGCCGCTTTGTGCCATGAGAGTTCCTTAAAATGTTCCGCCCGAGATGCCTGCCCACACTGGTGCGCTGGCTCCTGCCGATGTTAATACTTGCCCAGCAGTTCCTGCCGCAGTGAACGCAAATGCAGTTCCAGTGCCGTATGCAGAGCCACCCGCAGTTGCAGTTGCAGTTGAGTTGGTTCCGCCGTTGGCAATAGCCAAAGTGCCTGCAACCGTCACCGCGCCAGTCGTCGTGGTTGCGGGTGTCAGCCCTGTTGTGCCAAAGGTGATTGAACTCACCCCAGAGCCAGCGCCTGAGAACTGCGCCCAAGTCATGGCGGTGACATTGATTGTGCCGCCTGCGTCACTTGTGCAGACCCAACCTGTGTCGGCCAGTGTGGTTCCTGTTTCAATAAAGACGTAAGCGCCGGGAACTTGTGCCCATGTACTCATGTCAGCCGCTCTTGCCCATGCTGTGGCCGACGCAACATAAATCCCGTTTTCCGCTGGCGCTGTTTGGTTCTTTACCAAAACACGGTCAGTTGCAACGATTGAGATGCCATCAATGGTCTGCGCTCCAGACAGTGTGATGTTTGCCGTTGTTCCAGCCACCACGGAGGCTTTGGTATCCAAGCCCTGTGCAACAGTATCGACATACGACTTGTTGGCAATGTCTGTGGCCGCTGACGGCGTTGTGGCAATGGTTCCTGCCGTCACCACAAGGCTTGTAATCGTTCCCAAACTTGTCAGCGAGGAGGCTGTAACCCCAGATGCCAGCGTTGCACCAGACAGGGTTCCTGCGGGCGCAATGACTGCTGCCGTGCTGATGCTTGTCGTCAAGCCCTTGGCGTTGATGGTGATGACAGGGATTGCTGTGCTAGACCCTGTAGAGCCTGCCGAAGCCACTGTGGCAAGCGTGGTTGCGTTTCCTACCGATGTCACATCACCTGTCAGATTGGCATTGGTTGTGACGTTGCTTGCGGTAAAAGCTGTGGCCGTTCCCGTGATGTTTGTGCCAACCAAAACAGTTGGCGTGCCAAGATTCGGCGTTACCAGCGTTGGGCTGTTGGACAGCACGACATTTGTCGTTCCTGTGGATGTGGTAACGCCGGTGCCTCCGTTGAGTACCGCTAATGTTCCTGCAACGGTGACAACCCCTGTACTCGTTGTAGATGGAGTCAAGCCGGTTGAACCAAAAGAAATTGAACTGACGCCGGAGCCGCTGACAATGGAACCCCATGCACCGTTGGCGTAGCCCTCAAAACTGGCCGTTGTGGTGTTGTACCGCAGATTGCCGTCGCTTGATGTTCCGCGCTGACCTGTCGTGCCGACGGGCAGAATCATGCCGCCCGTGCCGGGAACTACGGGGTTGTTGGCTATGGCTATCGTTGGCCCAGCCGATATAGTAATTTGATTGGCCGTGCCGGTAACCGATGGGACGGCAGCCGGTGTAGTGGTTGCGGTAGCCAAGCGACCGTTTGAGTCAACCGTGAAAACCGGAATGTTTGTGGCGTCACCATAAACACCAGGGGTTACACCTGTGGCATTAAGCTGGGTGGCCCCTATTCCAGCAACCGCAACACTGAGAGTCACATTGCTAGAAAGCGCACCGCCGCCTGTCAAACCTGTACCGGCAATCACTTGCCGGGTTATAGGAACCCCTGCCACAGTTAGCAAGTCACCGACACGAATCTTGTAGTTGTTGCCTTGGTAGACAATCATCATCAAACTGTTATCATCAGCTACAGGAGCTGTTGGAAGCTGCGTGATTCGCGTTGGGATTAGGTTGCTAGGTACTGACATTCAAATCTCCAAGTACTCATCACCGTCTTCGGTAGTGATGAACAAGTCACCTGCTTCCTGTATCAACCCTGCAGGATGCGTATTGATAGGGGTGTCAGGGCGGGTGAAAGGCAGCACAATCTGGTCAGGCGCTCGGGGTGCAAGTCGGTACGGATCATAGTCATCTAGGTCTTCTTTGCAAACCATAAGGCCCGGCGAATTTGGGTCCGGTGACAGTTCAGCAAGTAAGAACTTGCGTGAACACCGTCCGCATATGGCAATCCCGTAGGTAGCCTGACCAGAAACGTCTAGGTATATCATCGCGTGTACGCACCGATGGCAGGCTGGATAAAGATTGGCGAACCATCATTGTCGCCATCCCAAGCTGTTTGACGAGACGCCAAATATTTCTGCTCAAGAATCGGAATCAAATTAATGTCTACTTGAGCTGTTTCTGAGGCCACCTTAGCGGCTAGCCCGTTCACAATGGCTTCCAACCAACGCTGCGGCACCTCAACGTCTTGCTGCAAGTTTTCGGTATCCATGATGTGCCGATGACGCCAAACGATAAGTTGGGCTTGCTCAGCGCCAGCAAATGGCGCGGGCCACACATGCATCACAGGCTCTGGAATGTCTCGTTGAAACCAGTAGCTATTAGGCCTGCCTGGAAAAACCTTGTTTGACTGCGCAACGTAGGTATCCCTGTTCAGCACACCAAAGGGTATTTCCTGAGGCATGTTGCCCAGCGTAATGGTCGTATAAAGGATTGTGCTAGCAGAGGTGATCCTGAAGTACTGGTACGCAAGAGCGCCGGAAATATCTGTCCAAACAATCTCACCTGCAACTGCGGCCACCGACGAGCTACCGACTGTAACCCAAGTTGTGCCGTTCGTTGAGACCTGAAACGTGACAGTAACTGAGGTGCCTGACCATTCAATGCCAATCGTGTCTACCACCGTGGCTGAGCCAAAGTTGACTGTATACGACGTGCTGGTTGTTGTTTCTGTGCCAGTCACCGGCTGAATGACTCGGTAGTTAGCATTGAGCACCTCTACCGTGCCGACAGGGAGAGGGATAATCTCCTGGTTTTCGTAGAAGGGCAAGATGAGTTTTTCAATGCACCAACTAGGAGTCTTGATGTTTGCCATTTCAGACAACTGCAAGTAGAGTGACTCTAGTGCATAAGTCTGCATCTCAGCAGTAATGGCTTGCGCAGGCAAACGGCAACGCCTAAAGGCATGGTCGACTACCTTTAGCGCATTGAATGTTGTGCCGCTTACATTGCCAGAAAACGCCATACCAGCTCCGGGTTGGGGTCAAGTGGCCGCTGTTTCAGCACGCCCGGAAGACTAAATTATAAGCTCAAATTAGCAATTTGAATTTGCCATGCCACCTTTTTTCATGGCGGAGTTCTTCATCATTTTTCCGTCAGGCATCTTGTGCATACCACCCTTGTTCATGGCAATCATCGGAGCCATTGGAGCTACGGGTACTGAGCGGCGAGGTGCACGCATGCTAGACTTTTGCATGATCTCTTCGCGTTGCATCCTAGGAGTTTCCTCCTTCTCATGCATCATCATGGCCTTGCGGCTTGGGTAGACCTCACCTGTGGCCTTCTCCATCACCTTGCCGCCCTTGGCCATTTTGGTCATTGGCTTGCCAGGGTGCAAAGCTTTCTCATGCTTATGCACGGCTACGGTGGGTGTAACCTTGCCGCCGAAACTAAACTCTTTTACGTAAGTGCAGCCCATGTTATTTCCTTTTACGCGCTTGCGTAGGTTTTGATACATTCGAGGACAATGGTGTACATGTCACCACTAGAAGCATCTGAAGTGGTAAACAGTACGTTTCCAGTTACTCCGGTCCCACCATTGTTTTGCAAGCCGCCAAAAGAAGAGAAATCCATCAGGTAGTTTGTATTCTGAGGAACTAACCACGCAAATACGTCCGTGCTAGCATCCCAAAGAATGCGTACTTCCATGCCATGAGTAGTGGCCCAGATTTTGTTGATTTTGACACCATTGCATGCCAAATTAAAAGAATTTCGCGCAAGAGTGGTGACATCAATTTTTACAACGCCGGTCTCACCTGTACCGTCAGATATGTTTGTAAACTTGGCGATGAACAGCCGTTCGCCGTCAAGTAGAGTTTGTGATGCTACTGCGTCAGCCATGTTGATCTCCCGATCAAACAGCAGCGCTGAATGGTGTAGCTTCTGTGCCGGTGCCGGTCAAATTGCAATGTACCAAAAACAATCCACTGGCAATATCTGTGATGTAGATCGTATCGCCCTTGGTGCCGCCTTTGGTGGTGCCGTTTAGGGTAATAGTGTCAGATGCGGCAACGGTTTCAAAGCCGACTACTGTATCGGCGGCGTCTTGCAACATGACGGCGCGACCCGCCATTACATCAGTAGCGTTTGCAACTTGCACAACATAGTTGTTGCTAGTGACTGTGGTTTGCACGGCAAAATTGTATTGGTTGCCACTGCCAGTAGCCGCAGGCAGTGTAACGATTGCCCCGGCAGCTACGTTAAACAGATTCAAGCGCCCAGCATTTGCTGCGCTAGTGGCTGTAGTTGCAGCCGTGATTTGAACGAGTGAGCCTGAACCAGTAATGAATCCATTGGTGGACGTTACTGGGCCCGAAAAGGTCGTGGATGCCATGATGTTTCCTTACATGCAAGTGTAATGCGTCTGTCTGCATGTCGTCAGCTTGAGGTCTAAGCTGTCAGACGCATTAAAACTACCTCCATAACCCCCAACCTTGTGAGTTGAGGGTTAAAGCCCGTAGTCTTAGATCCCAGGGGTTCCGAAAACGCCGCGTGGGTCAGTCCAACCCAGCACGTAACGCTCTGTCGCTTTGTAGCGCATGGAGTCAGTCTCAAAGTCGCCTTCCATAGACTTCTCCAAGCCACGACGCATCAACAGCTTCAAACCGTCTGGCGCATCGGTCTGGACCCACCAAGCGGTGGTAGACGTGATACGCGACAGATTGCCCTGACCTTCAGCCAGCAAGCCCATAGACTTGACCGGGTTGATGTCATTGTCAGCAGTGCCGCTGCGCAGTACAGACTTGAGTAGCACTTCGGCCTGGAACACATTGCTGGGTCCAGAAACGATTTTCTTTGGCACCAGACGAATACGCTTGCCGTTGTTGTCAACAGCGTTGCGAATCTGAACCAAAATCTGCTCAAGCGATGTTTGCGACAGAGCGGCAGCGGTAGTTAGCTGGTTGCTAAACGTACCACTGACAATCGGGTGGGCTGTAGACACCAAAGAAACACCGTCACCACCCAGATACGCGCTGTTGAAGGCACGGTTCAAGATGTTGGCAGCCAGGGTTTCCTTAGTCTCAATCAGCGACTGAGCCAAGTGCTTGGCGTAAGTCTGACCGATGCGGATGTGGTCACCGTCTTCAACGAGCACCTTGGTCAACGCGAAGGCCAAGCCAAACACTTTGTAAAGGTAACGCTGAATAAAGAGCACACCACCGCTTTGGTAGGTCACAGCCATGCCGTCAGGCAACTCAGGAGCCGCGCCGAAACCGTACAAGACGGGCTCTTCGTGGTAATTCCGAGGAATGCCTTTTTGCTCACGGAAGACCATCTTCCATTCGTCAGCACGTTGCTCATAAACGCCGTCGAACACCTCGTTCATAATCGGCTCAACAACCGACCTAAAGTCGGTACTGCGCATTGGGGTAGCCATTTGTCAGCCCTCCTTAGATTGAGTTAACAGCAGCTTTGTAGATATGCTCGTTGATACGAACAATGGCTACAATGTATGCGTCTGTTATGGAGTCGTTGATTTCGCCCGCAAAGCCAGTCAACTGGAATTGACCAGATGTGGTTTCGATGACGCCGATTTGGGTGTTTGACAACCCTGTTGAGGTGGAACCGCCAGGCGAGGCCACAACCCAATCCATCTGTTCACCAACGGCAGTTTGCATAGTCGTGGTGCCAGGTGTACCCGGATTAGAGTACTGCACGTTGAACAGAGTTTCCGGATCGTCATAGACCCAAGCCGTAATATCCGTTGCGGTTACTCCAGAAGGCCAGTACGATGATAGGGTTGGCTTGCCCAATGCATCGGTATATTGGCAGCCGGCAAAGATGCCGAGCAGCAAAATACCAGCAACAGTTCCTGAGCGAGTGCCGTCAGATGTGCCGAGTTGAACAGTACCTGCATCCACCAACTTTACGGGGTCTCCCTCGAAAATGTTGGCAGCGTAAGTGCTGGCGATTGTGTAGGCTTTAGGGCGCATCTGTCCACTGTTGTGGAAACTTGCCCTAAAACCAAAGGGTGCGCTAGTCGAGGACATTAGCTTTCTCCTAAGGGGTTAAAAGTCTGTCAAGCAAGATCAAACTGAGCTTGCCGCTTTTGTCCCAATTCTGTATTACCATCGCCCAGCGTCAACTTCGATTTAGATGATCGTGCTTGTTGCTCAAGGAAGTCAGCCGTATCGGTGAGCTTTTCCTCTTCGCGCAGAGGGGCATCGTGATGGGCTTCGCGCATGTACTTTTCGTACAAACTCATGGGCAACTTAAACGCAAGCATCTCATTGACCCCAATGAATCCGGACCAATCACCTGTTTTAAGGGTGGCGTATTCCCAGCCAGGAACATCTTCTGGCTTGATGGGCTGATAGCCCAAGCGGATACGAGTTTGGATAGAGTCACGTGGGTTCGTCGTTGTTAGCCAGCAAGGATGCCAGCCGGGCAGCTTTGGTAAGTCAGGTAACGAGGACTGGAAAAACTGTTGACGGAACATTTCAACTCGCTCATCATCGGACAACTCACGATTCTCAGTCGCCGTGCGGTCTTGCACAGCGCGTTGCTCGCGATTGTCACCAGCGGATTTCTTTAAGCGTTCGTCGGACATATTCTCGCTCCTTTCAGCGATTGTTGAGGATTATACCTCAATTTTTGAAAAATAAAGTTTTTTATGCTTGATTGCGTTGATTGCGGTCGTATTCTGCGTATCGAGCAGCGTATTTCTTGCGCAAAATAGGGTCATCCCACACCCCTGCCTCAATCAGAGCTTGCTTTCGTTCTGGATTGATGTAGACTTCATTGCGAGTTGAGGTTGGCGCGTGTTCTCGGCCAGAACCAACGACAGGACCGCCTCGTGCAACCCGTGTTTCGGTCTTAAACCGCTCCGGCAGGCGGCGAGCGGCACGACGTTTGAGTTCTGCCCAATATTCGTCAGACTTAGAGTCGTAGCCGTCCCTATTTAGCGATTGGTCAATTGCTAGAACAATTGCGCTATCCTCGTCACGCCCATTGACGTCATACCAAGGGTGGTCAGCCATGAAGTCCCTGGCGTGGTTCAGGGTAGCTTCATCAACTTGCTGTTGCGGCTTTACCGGCGCTTGTGAAGCCTGCGCTTTAATAGCATGGAGTTGATTGATTTTGGCCAACGCCTGGTCTCGGTACTTCAACGCCTGCGCCACGTCAGCACCGTTGCTTGACTCAATGGCTTTAGCGATGACCCGGTCTGACATTTCAGCCTCTTCTTGCGCACGACGGATGTGCGCGTCAATGTTCTGCAAGTCCGTCTGGTGAGCGCGCTGCTCCTGCGCCCCCATGCGACGTTCTAGCTCGTCATTGCGCTTGCGCAGGAAGTCTAGTTCTGTTTTGTCGCGAGTGATTGCCTTGTCTTTGCGGTCACGGCGCTCAACTTTCTCTAACCGACGCCGTTCACGGATTGCTTCCCGCTCAGAGTCAGTGCCGCTGTCTTCGTCAGCCTTAATTCGATCATCATCCTCATCGTCTTGAGGCGGTTTGTCTTCCAAAATGACAAGGTCTTCTAGAGGCTTTTTGTCCTCGTCGTTCTCGTTCAGGGTTTCAGCCATTTCTCATCTCCTTTCAGATGAATGCACGAATGGACAGCGGATCGACGTTAACTCGCCCGATGATGTCCAAGTCGTTAAAGATTACAAACAGCGCCGATTCGCCGTTTGACATGGGAACCTCCCACCTATCGCCACCATACTTGGCAACTCGCACATACTCACCCTCCTCGCACCAAGAACCCTCGGGCCAACTGGCCATCGTGTTGCGATTCTTGAATGCCAAGGGGCCAATTGAGATGACTTTGGCTACCTGAGTATTCCACTTTTCAGTGTCTCGGGAGCCCACATCTAAAATTATGCCCGAAGCGGTGCGTTGTTTGGGACTGCGAATTTGTACCAGAACACGGCTCCCAAAAGGCTGAATGCCGGCTTCTGCAGCCGGAAAAGCCTCTGCCATTGCGTCCTCATAAGTCATTGCCACTGTTTTTCTCCTCTTCCAAAATGGTAAAAAGTACATCTAACGCTGCGTCGTAACCTGATACAACGCCCACGCGATAGCCGTACTCAAAGGCATCGCGGTTTTGAGGACGCTTGAGTGATTCAAGCGCAAAACTTGCTTGCGCGGCTTTTAGCCGATGCAACAAAACGTCTTCTATTCTCACGCAGGCGTCTTTGGCATTGCGGGCGCTGCGGGCAGGGTCTGGCCAGTTACGGGCTCTCCTGCCGCCATGCGGTGGTGTTGCTTGACCGCGCCGTTATTCATTGGGACTGCGGGGGTATTGTTCATCGTGGTTTCTCCTGTGTGTCAAGTGCCGGGATTGACGCCTGTACCTGTTGAGACGGCAAACTTCTCGCCCGTAGCTAACTCGGTTGCAGCTAAGCGTAGGGCTGTGTTGTTGTCGTCGGTGTTCATTTGATAGCGGGTTTGCAGTTCGATCTTTGTGCGCTCGTTCGCTGATTGCTCTTTGAGGATTGTTTGCTGAGCGTCTTCTGCCATCTTTTGTGCATTTTGCTGTGCATCTTGCTGCACTTTGACTTGCTCAAGTTGTAGCTTAGCTTGCTCAAGTTGCATATTAACTTGTTCAGCCTGTATAGCTTGCTGCATTTTTGCTTGCTCAAGTTGAGCGGTTTGCTGCATTTTTGCTTGCTCAAGTTGAGCGGTTTGCTGCATTTTTGCCTGATCAAGTTGTGTGCGTTGCTGTAGTGCTTGGCCTTGCAACTGCGCATTGAGTTGTGCTACTTGCATGCTGCTGTCTGGCGGCATAGGCGGTTGAGGTTTAAACTGCTGAGCAGCTTGGTCAATCTGTGCCAACTCTTGGGCAAAGCCGCTAAGCTGTTGCTCAATGATTTCTTGCACCTTGAGAATCACCTTGACCTGTTGCTCTGCTTCTTTCTCAATCAAGTCCTTCTTCTGCGCAACGTCCACTGCCTCATGAGCCTCAGTCAGATAGTAGTTCAGCAAGTGGTCGCGCAGGTGAGTGGCCATCGGGAACATGTAGGTTTTAACGATGGCCGGGTTCTGGCCAAACAGCGGCGACTTCAGAAACGCCAAGTGTGTTTTGAGGTGAGCAATGTGGTCTTGCTGCGGCAGAACATAAACAGGAGTTCCCATAACTGCAGCCACGTTCTCGCTCACCGGGTCAATGTCCTCGGTGCCTGGCGCGGGTTGTAGTACATCGTCAGCGCTGATCTTCAGCGTGCGCAAAAACAATTGCTCAATTTTGCGCTGGTCATACATCTGCGGCATGGTGGCCGAGCGTTGCATGAGCGCTTGAGTCTGAGCAAAGCGTTGCGTCTCGCTGAAGATTGCTGGGTCACTTACCGGCACAACGTCCATTGGACCGTCAAAGTCTTCTGGCTTGACATCCAAACCAGATGCCTGCGCTTCAATGTCTTCAATGGTCAGGTAGGCGCTGTTGATCCGGTGCAGAATCTTAAACACACGGCTCATTGAGCTATGGATGCGCGAGTGAATGCTAGAGAAGACCACCATACCCTGCTCAATCAGGGCCATCGTGGTACCAACCGGCTGTGCTTGGTTGGCATCGCTCAGCTTCTCAAAGCTGGTCTGCACAACGCCCTTGCCTGCGTCAACCACAAAGCCTAGTAGCTGAAACAGTACAGGGCTAGGACCATTGAACGGCAGCGGCATGGCCAGTTTGCGCACATCATCGATGAGCGCTCCGCCTTCAAGTTCCACAACCTCGGTGGGTTGGACGTTGAGCGTCTGGCCACCAGGACCGCCTTTTAGCTTGAGCAGGGTTGGGATGTTCTGAATGTGGGCGGAGTCCAGCAGGGCGCGTAAGGCACCTGTAGCTGCCCCTGACAAGCCGCCAATCATGTGGGTCAGGCCGATGGGGTAAGCACCCCGCCATGGCACAAAGGGGAATTCCACAATCCAGTCAAGTTCTACACGGCGCTCGTCTTCAGGTTCCCAGTTGCGGTACAGCGCCACGGCCTTGCTGCTGGTCTTGTCAATGCTGATGATGTACGGCTCAACCCCATCACCAAAGTCTAAGTGGGTGTAGATCTCGAAAATGGTGCGCAGACCGTCTTCATTGTAGGAGGTGTCCTTGCGCCCTTCAATTTTGTCATTGGCAATCGACGCCTTGCTGAAGTCAGGCACTTCTGGCGAACCAAGGTCAACGTCAATGTACATCTCACATTTGACCCGACGCTGGTACTCCATCTTAGTCACATACTGGACGTGGGTCTTGCGCTCAGCGCTGTAGAAGTTGGTAGCCGCAAAGGGCAAATACACATCATCGATGGGGATGAACTCAGCGCAAGGGCGCAGGTATTGGGCGCTCCACATCATTTTGAGGTACTGAGCACCGCCCAAGGGCAGTTGGGTACTGAGCTGCTCTAACTCACCACGGAACTCAACCATCTGCTCAGTAGCCTGCCAGTTCATGTAGTCAGTCTTGCGCTCGGCCTTGGCGACCTTGTCCTTCTCCTTCTCGCCTAGGATCTTGCTCTTGACTGGGCCGCCAGGAGGGAAGATCTCCTTCATCACTCGGCTAGAGAAGTCCACGCAGGCTTCCACCAGCATGGGGTGGACAACCTTTGTTGAGCCGGTGAACTGCGCACCGCCCGGTGCATCGTCACCTAAGCCAGTACGGCGCAAGCCTTCCTCGTAGAGCTTGTCTCGCTTCTGCCGTGCGTCTTTGTCCTTGGCAACCTTGTCTAGCAGGTCGGTGACGGCGTCTTGCAAGTCGGCTTGGTCAACCTCGTCAACAATGTTGGCAAAGTGCGCTTGCTTTTGGCGTTGGTCGTCCTCGTTCTTGAGTTTGACCATTGCGCCGCCGTCATCAGTATCCTCGGTGTCTGACTCGTCATCATCTACCTCAACGATTTCGTCTTCTTCAATGGTCAGGTCTGTATTTTTAGGCATATGCACTTTCACGTTGCGCAACTATTTGCTGGATGCGTTCAGGATCATACTCATCATCTAAGCCAGCAATGATTTGTTGAATTTTAATTGGGTCAAAATTGGTTGAGACTAAGCCGCCGTGGGCCATGCCTTCGGGTTTAGGAGCAAACTCAGCTTTAAATGCCTCGAGCTCCTCATCAGTCATGAACGCGGGTCGGCCTTCTATAGCCTTACCAGCAGCGCGGGCATCATGTAGCCCTGCATTCGCCAAGTCATTAACTTCAGACCAATTGCCACTCTTGACAAAGTCCTGCACGAATGGTAGGTACTCATCAGCAGGTTTTTTGTTCCTGAAGCCTTTGATTTGAATGATTCTTTCAGGTCCAGACTTATCATCACGTTTCCATGCGTCAAAGGTGGTGTACCCAGGTCTAGTTTCAATTGTCACCTGTGGTTGACCTTTTGCATCACGTAGTGAATAAATGCTAGCTTCACCTTCTCGAATGGCGGTTATGCCTCCTGCGCCATAGTTACCTTGAATGCCATACCCGCCGACAGAGTGGCCCATGACGTCGCCTTCATACTTTAAGGCCTTTTTAAGCGGGTCATTCTTAAAATACTGAGGATAATTTTCCCTAAGATCATCAAAAGCGTAAGTATAATTGTCGTGCGAAACCAGCAATTCACCTTTAGAATTTCGAATAACGTATTCGTCACCTTCTTGTTTACCTTTAAGACTTTTAGGTAAAATATCAAGAGTTGGGTCATGTCTAATTTGCACCCACTTTAAACCAAGCTTATTAGGGGTATCTAATCCGGGAATAGTTGGATACTCTTTGTGCAGGAATGTAGCTGCATTGTTGGCAATCAATTGGTTGGCTTCTATCTTCTGTGTGGCACGCCAAGCATTGATGTCAGCCACACGGTCAACCGCTTGAGTCATTGTGAGCTTGCCTAAGTCGGCAGGGTCAATGAGCAAGTTTTTAGGCAAACCAGATGCAGGATTAGTGGCATTGCGAAGTTCATCAACGAGGTGGTCAAAGCCAAGGTCACTATTTAAACCGTTATATAAGTTATAAACTGGTGTTTCCGAAGGAACTTTAAAAAGCCAAGGATTTTTTATTTGAACCCCTTGGTAGTCCCCGGTGGTCAGGTCAGATGCTTTAAGGCTATTGATAAATGAGTCAGACTTGCTTTCCCATGCCTTGGCTTGTGGAGATACACCCATACCCTCTTCTGGGAAACCTCTCTCTTTGCGTTTACGTCCCATGTCGTATGTGGTTGGTAAAATTTCTGCATGAAGTGCCTCCCTAACTTGCAACAGGTCTCTCTCTTTCTCTAGGCCAATCATCTGCTGGCGCATTGAGGTCAGCATCTCAACAGGCACGCCACGCTTTCTAGCCGTTTGTTCCATCTTGGCAGCAAAGGCATCAATCCGACCTTGCACCTCAGCCAGCCTAACTGGTTTGTCCACAGCATACTTCTCAGCCATTGCTCGCAACGGATCATTAGGTGTGGCCATTTCATCGCGGATGTACGGTGCAATCTTCTTGTCAATGAAGTTGTTGACCGGGTCAGGCGGTAAATAATAACCATCTCCTCCTGACTTATCTCTAACAAAACCTCTTGCAATAAAGTCATCAGCTTCTTCTTGGCTAAATGCAATTGAAGGAGTTCCACGCCGTTTCATTGGACTCACAGATTCTTCCACCGAGCCGGACAACCAGTTGCCGCCAGGCATTTTGATGACACCAAGTTGGGCTGCACGGCTGCCAGAAGCAGGTCCGGGGGCAGCTTCAGCAATTGCTTTGGCCGTTGCCTTTGCACTCTTGATGCCATACCGAGCAAGTGTCGTGGAGCCTGCACCGCCAAGCAAGTTGCCTGCAGCGGTAAATGCTTTACCTGTTGGAGTTTGATTCAACTGAGCACCCGGCAGATACTCGTTATAGAACTCAGTGGTTGGTAGCTGTGGAGTAGGGTCTGCACGGCTGCCTATGCCAAATGCACGTAGTGCAGGGAAAGCTGCCAACACTTGCGGCGGCAGTTGAGAGATGCCTGCACGGGCCAACCCCTCAATGTCTCCTGGCAATCCGGCAGTACCCGCTGCGTAGCCTCGGAGTGCAGATAGTGGTGCATTGGCCGCAGCCTCACGGTCTTGCAGTGCCCGGCGTGGCTTCATCTGCGGGAATACGCCAAAGGCTGCACCGCCTTCGTCAAAGTGGACTGCGCCGCCCTTGGCAAAGCCTTCTGGCGGCTCAAGAAAATCAGAAAATTGTCTGGTTGACATAAACCGATTTGCTTCAGGATTAAAATTGACCGCGTAGTTAAACTTGTCAATCCGATCTTTTGGCAAGTCCCTATCTAAAACTTCTCTTAAAGCCCTCTGAACGCTATGGGTATCCTTTAAATCAACAATGTTGAAGTGGTCCAAATCGGTTACCGTACCCCATTCACTAGAGTTAAGGAACTTTAACGTTGAGTCTGTGATCTTGTTCTGATACTGTGGGTCGCGACTCTTGTACTCCAGTGCACGGGCACTGGAGAAGTCATTGCTAACAGGTTTAATCTCTGTGATATTGGATGGGCCGCTGATTGATGCAAGGTAGCGCTTGTAAGATTTAGGCATATTGCTTTGCAACCATGCCAATACTTCTTCCGTGTCAACGTCACCATGCGGTGCAAATTCGTTAGAGCCTATATACCTATTGAATTTGCGCTGTTCTGCTGCAGACATTGTTTGCATTATGTCGTCAACGTCATCCATGATGTCCCCGGAATAGGGGATAGATGTAATCTTTGCTTGTGCATGAGGGCGGCCATCGGCATCTATCAAAGTAGTAAGCCGATTTGGCCCAGAGCCATAACTCTTAGCTAACCCTTCGCCTTGAGTACACCAACCACCTTGCTTACCAATGGTAGTGCAAAGGTTCAACCCAATCTTGTCGGTTGTCTCGGGGATGTCAACCCATTTCATTCCAGGCTTGTCAACAAACGATAGTTGTGTTGTTGGATCTTCAAGACGTGAATTAGCATTAAGGTTGCCCATCATGCCTGCTTTTTCAGCTTTAATAGCTTCTGCAGCACGCCAAGCATTGATCTGGCTGACACGCTCAACAGCTTGAGGTACACTTAATTGTGGTAAACTACTAGACTTTAAACGTAAATTAGGTGGCAGACTACTGGCTAAGTCTGTAGCATTACGAAGTTCGTCAACGATGTGGTCAAAACCTAGCTGTTGTCCCGAGTTAGCGTAAGCACCATACGTCATTGTCTCTGGTGGAACTTTAGCTAGCCATGGGTTTTCCAATAGGTTTTTTTCTGATGCTGAAATAGTAGTATTGAGCCGTTCCCTAGCAGGGGCATTATGAATAGCCTCGTCAGCAGCTGCTTCCCAACGTTGAGCTGCTTCTGATTGCCCAAAACCCTTAGCAGGAAAGCCAACAGATTCTCGACGACGACCTAGTACGTCACTCAAATAAGTATTAAGCGGCGCCATTTCAGCATAGGTTATACCCCGCTCAGCTAAGGCCCGGATTGGGTCTCCGGGGGTGGCCATGTCATTCTTAATATAATTGGTCAGTTGTTTGTCAATCCAGGTATTGAGTGCCTGATCTTTTGTTTTGCCTGTCAACAACGAATCTATGATTTCCGGATGATTTTGTTTCAACCATGGAATTTGCTTTTTTGCGTAGTCCATTGAGTGCATCCCAGAAGCACGAAAAGCGTCCGAATATTCCTGAGTGATTCCCGGAAAGTTTTGTTCGATAAAGTTGGCGTCCGTTTGTTTCATATTTCTGCCTTCAGAAAAGTCAAACGCAGGCACGTCGGTTTTTAACCCTTTCAATGAATTCTCAAAACTACCGGCCAATTGGTTACCACCTTTGGGCTTAATAACGCCGGGCATCAAACCTTGCCGCTGCAAATAGTCCTCGCCTATCCGCACAGCGGTTGGCCCTAGTGCTTGGCCCGTTGCCTTTGCACTCTTAATACCATACTTAGCAAGTGTCGTAGTTCCTGTGCCGCCAAACAAGTTGCCTGAAGTAGTGAATGCTTTGCCTGTTGGAGTTTGATTCAACTGAGCACCGGGTAGGTATTCGTTGTAGAACTCGGTTGTTGGCATTTGCGGCGTGGGATCTGCGCGACTGCCTATGCCAAATGCACGAAGTGCAGGAAAGGCTGTCAGCAGTTGTGGCGGCAGTTGGGAGATACCTGCACGGGCTAAGCCTTCTATATCTCCTGCTAACCCTGCTGTGCCTGCTGCCCAACCCCTCAACGCTGACAATGGCGCATTAGCAGAAGCGGTTCTGTCGTTGTTGGCCTCAGGCCTACGACCAGCAGACCGATAGCGTGGAGGCAAGAACTCGTCAAGAGGGTCAAGCGGCATATGGGTTCACCTTGTCTTTGCTCTTAGGCCGTGGTTCGTCAACGTCCTTGGCTTGCGGCAGCTCAAACCAACCATCATCCTTGAGGTAGATGATGGCTTGCGTAAACGTATCCACATAGTCGTCATGCTCGGCCAGTGGGAACTTGGTAAGCTGTTTGATGAACGCCGCTGCCCAGCTGACAGGCTGTCCAGGGTTGCGCTTTGACTCGGGTATCCACAATAGTCCAAGCTCCAAGGTGGGTGCTGCTTGATGTGCACGGCTTACTTTGTCGGCGTTTCCCGGATTATACCCTACTGCAGGCACTCTGGCCAAACGCAAGTCTTGAAGCAGCGATTGACCACTGGCCTTGGCTTCTACCAAGATGCGATCAGGCCGTCGAGCCCGAGTAGGCATGCCTGCCCCATTATTGTTGTCGCCACCATACTCGGTCGTCCAATCCTTAACGGCTTTGGTTCTTAAGTCAGGATAGCTGAGGTGTTCGTCCCAAGCATCAAGCAGCATGCAGTTCCGCTCGCCTTTGTGCGTGAACATTCCCCATACCGTGCAGGCCGTAGGGTCGCCTGTAGTCTTCTCGGTGAATGCACAGTCGTAGCTCTGCAGTATGTACTCGTACTGCGGCAGCCGTTCATTGTGTGGCCATTGCTGGAAGAACGCAGTCTTGAGCAAGCCGCCGGTACTCGGCACAGGATCTTGCTGCAGTTGACCGCTTGTGCCGTACGAACCGAGTAGCTGCTTTAAGGCCGTGATCTCTATCGGCCCGAAGCGCTCAGGGCAGATGAGTTCACCTTTCTTGGTGCGTGGGTCGTATGGACCGAGCACTGTCTTGCGCACCTTGCCGTCCCACTCGGCAGGGATACAAATGTGCTCCCAGCCTTTGATGTCATCGAGTATGTGTCCGCTGATGTCGCGCTCATGCAGCCGCTGCATCACAACTACCATTGCGTCGGTCTTGGGGTTGTTCAGCCGCGTTGACCAGACCATGTCAAACCAGTCCAACGTACTCTCACGCATGGCGTCTGACTGGGCTTCTTGTGCACCGTGTGGATCGTCAAGCACCAATCGAGAGCCGCCTTCGCCTGTAGCCGTGCCGCCAGGTGACGTGGCTATGCGGTAGCCGGTCTTGCTGTTCTCGAACCGTTGCTTGGCATTCTGGTCGCCCGACAGTTCAAACAAACCGCCCCAACGTTCTTGATACCAAGGCGACTGCACTAAGCGCCGTGCCTTCAAGTTGTCACGAATGCTCAGGTTGCCTGCGTAGCTGGCACACAAGAACTTCTGCTCAGGCGTTGTCAGCCATTCCCACATCGGCCACATGACCGACACAATGGTTGACTTGGAGTGCCTTGGCGGTATGTTGATGAGCAGCCGCCGAATGTCACCGCATGAGATGGCCTCAAGGTGTTCGCAGATCTCTTGGATGTGCCAGCTCTGGATAAATGGTATGCCAGGCTCTACGACATGCCAGCTTTGCTTGACAAAGTCATACAAGCAACCCTCAGCTCGGCGACGGTCTCGCTCATGCTTGATCATGTCAAGCATTGCAACCGGGCTGAGTGGTGCGTTCATTGGCCTGCTGCTTTGCTCATCAATCTCTGCATCGTGTCAAGCTCTACGTCACTCAGTCCCTTTAGATCGACAGCAGCAATCGGTATTGCACTGCCATTTGGTCCGCTGATTTCACTGCGAGCCAACTTAGGCACATGATACTCGACCACGCTTTGAAACAGATTGAAAGCACGTTCAGGGTTTGGCCGAGTCACGTAGACTTTGTTGCCGTCTTGATCGTAAATTTGTTTACCGTCAAGATCAAGCATTGGTGTGCCTTCAGCCACGGCATCAAGCCAGCCGGTCAATCGATGCGCATTGCCGTCGACAAACTCAGCAATCGCCAACTTTGCAGTCAGCGTAACTTTGTTAGGAGTACCGGGTTGCCGGCCAGAACCAACCGGTCGTACGCTGCCAGGTTTAGCACCGCCGCCATTGTTCGACCCGGGCAATGCGCCGCCGGTTCGCTTTGGAGCAGGGGTTCGTAATTGCATAATCAACCCTTTCGGTCAGATTGTCTTCTACGGATTGTACCCTATTTATTTTTAATTGGCATCGTGGTCTTACCAGGATGATCCACAAAGCGCTTAAGCCACGCAGGAGGTTGATCACCATAGACATAGCGCAGAAACTCACTGTAAGCCTCGTCTGCTCCCTCGCACACTACGACGTGATACCCTTTCTCTTTCAACTTGTCGATGATCGAATCCTGATTATTGCTTGTCCGGCCACCAACCTTCTTCATCTCGATGAACAAACCATGTGACCCTTGCCTCGGTTCTGCCAGAAAGAGATCAGGCACGCCGGCCAAAACGCCTTCACGCTTCATCTGCGCAGCTACTCGTGGATCCCTTTTGCCTCCGTTCGGGATGCTCATAAAAACCAGGTCAGGATGGAAGTTGCGCACCCTGGCAACTAGAGTCGTTTGCTCGCTAGACTCTGACTTAGACTTAACTTGTTTGTATACAACCATTTATTTTCCGTCACTAAACTTCCAGGTTCGGGGTTCGGGGTTCGAGGTTTATTGAAGTCCATCCCCACCGGCAGATATATATACTATTTTTTGTTCATATATACATTCCTGCCGGCTGTCAACTTTATAGTATTATTTCGAACTTCGAACCTTTTAAGTAAAATATGTATAAAAATCAATAGCTTAAGCTAGTTCGAATCGAGGTTCGAATTGAGGTTCGAGATAGCTTTAGTTCGGGACATTCAGCTTAAAAGGTCTTTACCTTGCGTTTTTTCCAATAAATTTCTAATTTGTTCGTTCACTTCAGATTTTTCCATTCCTTTAAACGTTTTCAAGTACGAACCTTTTAGCCATATTGTGCAAGCCTTACCTTCCCATTTTACGGGGTGTCCAAGCGCAGAATAGCCAAGTTTCATGAAGATTTTGTTCAACGAAATGGTCTTTGGTACCTCGATATTTTCAATAAAACTTAGCGCTGTTGTGAAGTGGCGGCTAGACAAAATTTGATCATTGAAGCCGAATCCACCTTCTGATAGCAATTCTTTTACAACACCAAAATCCTCACTTACGTTTAAACTGACCATCTGGTCTTTAGCCAAAGATGATGGTGCTTGGCCTTTTGGATTGAACAATGGGTTGAGTTGGTACTCAAGCAACCACTTCCTAAGCCCAGGTGAATGATCACGAATGGCATTGAACAAGTTGCTGAAGTAGTCCGAATTGGCTACTTTGAGCAACTCACCTTGATTGTTAAAAGGTGTAAATTGAACCCACCATCGGCGATCCGTGTCCTCAAGTGGGAGGGCATCGTGGTGGTTTGTGAATGCAATGTAGTTGACCGTGTTTGGTGCTACATACTCGTTGATACCTTTGGGGTGTATTGTGACCTGATCGTTGGTAATATACGGCTTTATGGTATTCAGCACATCATGGCGGTTGTGACCAACCATGCGAATCTCCTCAAGCACATTGACACACCTGCCTGCTGCCCAACTCGTAAAGCCGGTTGCCAATACGCTAGGTGACACAATGCCTACGTTGGCCATACCCATCACACCCATCATCAAGTTGCCTAGCACCGACTTGCCGTCGCCCTCAATGCCTTTGATCAACGGAGCCCACCGAATTTTAGACCCTGGATTCTGAACGCAGTAAGCCATCCAACTGAGCATGATCTCTACAGCGTGTTGTTCAACTAAGATCATTGACAGATGGGCTTGCACAACTTCAATGGCTTTAAGGTCGCCGGCACTTAAAGAAGCAGGCACATCTGGCGGGCTGTTCTTGTTGTATTCATTGACACATTCAATCCCATTTAGCTCAAACAGATCCTCAGCAGCAGGCAAGTAGATGATCTTGTCAGGAGTAGGAATCCTAAACAGATCTAAGGACAATGTAGCTGCTGAGTCATCGCCACAAAACCGGTTGAACATTGCACCAAAACCCTGTTGCGAGACTTTCCTTTTGCTATTGACATTGAAAAACTTGTCTTCGTGAGTGACATAAACCCAATCACCTAACCATTCTGGTACACCCTCATGAATCTTTGGCTTGATCAGGTTCTTGGCATCATTGATTGAGATGGGGAAGTTTAGATCCTTGAACTTGGTCTTGAGAATGCCTGCCAAAACATTGCGACTGATGTGGTCAAGGCCAAGCTCAGCTTTGATTGCCTCAACTACCACGGTCTTAAGCTGCTCAAGGTCAGTCTCGTCAACAATCAAAGCCTTACAACGATCAAAAGTCCTGGTCTGCTCAGCCTTCTTGAACTCAATGACCTTTTTGATGATCGAGGCAAGGGTTATGGCCCCGCCCCCTGAGCCGTGTTGTTCACTAAAAGAGTCCCACTTGGATTCCAACTCACGGCGGTCGTATGAACCAGTCTGACGACTGGCTTGATCCCAAAGCTCCATCCATTCCTCACCGCCTCGACCTTGATGATGCAAAGCCATACCAAGTTGGAGCCATAGGTCGTACGGCTCAAGGTCACCTATGAATGGCAGCAGTTCAATCTCTACCCGCTCAAGATCCCAATCATTGAGCGGCGGCTTATAAGACTCAAGGCCAAGGGCCTCATTTGTTCCAAAATGTCGTTCAACAAACCAGTCTACATCTTGGATAGTGTCGGGCAAAAGGCCGTGACCATTTAAGGTATGGCCCGTCACTGTAAAGTAGCGGCCCTCTTTATAGACCTCAATGTCACCAACTTTGCCTGACTTGGCTAAATTTGATCTAGTGAATAGTTTGATGCCTGTACCTGAAGGGCTGGTCTCTGCATAGCCATCAACCCGGTCTAGCAGCTCATTGGCCACATGGTTCATTTTGCCATCAATGATGCAGTCATCTAGATCAATGCCCTGAAAGTCACCAGAGCCATCGATTGTTATGCCTATGCCATCAAAACCATCGACAAAATAGGCATCTAGTGCATCTTCATACGTTGACCATGTACTAGGGTCTGTACTCTTTGCCATTCGACCGTTTGTTTGATACGGTATTTTTTTCCACTTTTTCCCGTCAAGCACTAGCTTCCAAACGACCCATCTTGGGATGGCCTTGAGAGCTTGAGGGATAAATTCTGGTAAAACTGCTAAGACTGTAGGTTTAGTTTGCATGGCTTCCCCTTGCTTGGTCGGCAAGGAGTGCCGCCACGCCAATCTCCATGAACGCAACGATCAAAGCCGTTCTGTTCATACCTTTTGGCAAATTGGATGTGGCCTTTATGGCTTCAGAGAGATAGATGCGGGTTGCGTCACAGCTGTCATAAACGCGACCCTCTATTGAAGAGGTTGGCTGCGGAGAGTCCATGTTTTTCTTTCAATGCCCATTCACAAGTGTAGGTTGGGCGGATGCTGTGAAAGGGGAAAGCATCCTTGTCGGTCGAGTAGCTAATTCGTCCCAAGCCCATTGACATCATACATCAAAAAACTGATGTACAATACATCATGATTGAAAAAAAACCCAAACCTTTTAAAGCCGATTGTCAAGAGGCCCTAGACCTCCTCCTAGTCCACATGGGTACAAAGGCTGAGATGGCTCGGCAAGCAAAGATGAGCCGGAACACCGTTTCCTACTGGTTCACACGAGGACAGATCGGCCGTGTTGCGGCCAGAAAATTTGGCTCGATGAAGGCCATACCATTCACAAAAGAGCAGCTCAGACCAGACATCAAGGACTGGACCCCTATGTATAAACGCAAATAGTTGCAAAATAGTTGTGCAACACTCAAAAAGTGTTGTACAATGCAATCACGGCAACCTCGCCGTCTCAATGTTGTAAAGGATCATCATGGAATATAAATTCAATGACGGCGGCCGTCAAGCTGCAGGCTTCAAGGGCACAGCAGGTGACTGCGGAGCTCGGGCAATGGCAATAGCTTTGCAGCTTGACTACAAAGCCGTGTACAAGGAACTATCACAAGCAAACTGTGACAACGGTCGTTCAAGGTCAGCACGCAATGGCATCATGAAAGACATTTACACAGTAGTGCTCAAGCGTTATGGGTGGGCATGGCACAAGGCCCCTCAGTTTATAGGCCGTAAGGCTCGCTGCAGTGATATGCCAAAAGGCAGTGTGATTGCCAAGCAAGCCCATCATCTTGTAGCAGTGATTGACAGTGTGGCAAACGACACCTGGGACTGCACCCACAAAATGGTCTATGGCTACTGGGCCAAGCAGTAAAATAGTTGCAAAATAGTTGTGCAACACTCAAAAAGTGTTGTACAATGCACTCACGGCAGTCTCGCCGTCTCAATGTCGAAAGCCTATCATGACCGTCCTCACAGCCAACAACCCACTCATCGTCACCATCAAAAATGTCTATGGAAAAGAGATGATCTATCCTGCCAACTCTGTTGCTCAAATCTTTGCCGACATTGCACGGCAACATACTTTGAGCCGCGACACACTCAAGCTTGCTCAAGCCCTCGGCTACAAGATCGAAGTCAAGCAAACTGCCTTGGAGCTTGCATGAACGCCCTTACTAGAGACATCATGAAGTGGCTCAACATCAGTCTTGAGCTTGCACTTGATGTGCAATACAAGATGATGGAAACAGGCATTTCATTTGGCAGCAGCTCGACTCGTGAGCTCAAGCAGTGTGCAAAAGAATGTCTGGACTTGATCAAATGAAAGTCTTCTTGGCACTCTTTGTTATGGCAATCTTAGTGCCATTCCTTTTATTAGGCATGGCAGCAAGTGTGCTCATCAGTCGCATTTGGTATTGGGCCATTGCCAAATGAACCTGTACCCTCATCAAGTCCAAGCCGTCAAGTGGCTAGGTCAACGACCTAAGGCTATTCTTGCGCTTGACATGGGTCTAGGCAAGACAGGTGTGTCTAGCCTAGACTTGTCTGTGCCTGCATTGGTCGTGTGTCCTGCATCACTCAAACTCAACTGGCAAGCCGAGCTCAAGATGTGGCGGCCTGAACTTAGCGTGCAGGTTGTTCGCAGCCCCAAGGATCCAATCAAAGGCCTTGACGTCACCATTGTCAACTACGACATACTAGGCAAGCTTGACCTACCTAAACCGGTCACTTTGATAGTGGATGAAGCTCACTACATCAAGAACTACAAAGCCAAGCGTACAAAGCTGTTAATGAGTCTGATCAAGACCACAACCAATGTCAGCCTGTTGACAGGCACACCTATAGTCAATCGACCTATCGAGCTGTGGACTTTACTCTATTCGATTGGAGCCACAAAGCTAGGTTACTTTGAGTTTGGTATGAGGTTCTGTGCAGGATGGAAAACACCCTGGGACACCTACGACTTCAGCGGTTCAAGCCGTAAAAGTGAACTGATTAAAGTGTTAGAACCGTTCATGCTGCGGATGACAAAAGCTGAGTGCATTGACTTGCCATCAAAAACCTATCGAGTCATTGCCCTTGATTTGCCAGTTGACAAGCGCGAGAAGCAATTTACAGCTGACGAGATTGACAAGCCTGATTCGATTCCGTTTGAAGCCATCAGTGACATCAGACGCCTCAATGCAGAGCGCAAGCTAGACCAATCTATAAGCTACATCAAAGACTGTCTTGAACAGACAGACAAGGTTGTAGTCTTTGCTCATCACACTCACATCATTGACGGGCTCATGACCGCCTTTAAGGACTATGAACCGGTCATGGTTACCGGCGCAGTCAAGAATGAAGACAGGCATGCTGCAGTTCAAACATTTCAAAACAACGCCAAGTGCAGGGTCTTTGTAGGCAACATCAAAGCTGCTGGAGTAGGTCTGACCCTGACAGCAGCAAGCCATGTCGTATTTGTTGAAGCACCATGGTCTCCCTCAGACCTTCAACAGGCAGCAGACCGCTGCCACAGAATCGGTCAACAAGACAATGTCACTATTGACTTGTTGACGATAACCGGGTCCATCGATGAAATTATCTTACACAAGATATTGACCAAGATGGATGTCATTGATAGTGTCATTAAGGAGTCTACGGACATGAATGAAAAATTGATTGCAGCCAAGCTGCGTGAGTTGGCCGAATTGTTTGATTTGGCTGAAGAGGCACCAACACCCAAGGCCGTTGAACAAGAGGAACCTAAGGCTGTTGAGCAAGAGGTGTCAACCCCTAAAAAGCCAGCCAAACAAGTGGAGATTGAGCCACTTACGCTTGACCACATTCGCCAAGCAATGGCCAAACTGATTGGCGCAGGCAAGCGTGAACAAGCTCTTGCCATCCTGGCTGAACTTGGAGTCAAAAAGGTCAGCGAGATCGGTGAAGAGCAATTCCAACAAACTATGGAATTGGTCAATGAAGCACGCTAAGCTCTCACCGAGTGCTAGCTCTAGATGGATGACTTGCCCAGGCAGCGTCCATCTGGAACCTGACATCAAAGGTGGCGACTCAAGCATCTATGCAGAGAAAGGCACTGCAATGCACACAGTGTCTGACCTTTGTCTGACTAAAGGCCTTGAACCAACCATGTTTGTTGGCAAGACGATCAATGGCCACATCATCACGCATGAAATGGCTGAGCTTGTTCAAGTCTATGTCAACTACATCCAAGCCCTCAACGGCCAAAAGTTTTACGAAGAAAAGGTCACACTTGCAGAAGTCATTAATGATTGCTGGGGTACCGCAGACGCCATCGTCATTGATGGTTCATTGATGCGTGTCATTGATCTTAAAACCGGCAGCGGTGTGCGCGTAGAGGCTGAAGGCAACACGCAGTTGCTCTGCTATGCATTGGGTGCTTACCTTAAATACGGCCTTGTGTACGACGTAGACACGATCATGATGACTATCGTTCAACCACCGATGAACAGTATTGACAGCTGGACCATTGAACTAAAGGAACTCTTAGCATTTGCTGAAGAACTAAAGCGTTCTTACGCAGCCATTCAAAACGAACCTAACAAGTTTGTGGCTAGCGAGAAAGCCTGCAAATGGTGTCGTGCAAAAGCCAAATGCCCAGAGATGAACCGCTTAGCCAATGAGGCTGCAGCCATTGACTTCAAGACTAAGCCAGTTGGAATGGACCTTATAGAGGAATGGTTGCCTAAGTTGTCGGTGCTCAGCGCGTTTGTCGAAGCAGTAGAAGCCAAAGCAAAAGACATCTTACTGACCGGAGGCTTGATCCCTGGCTGGAAAGTTGTTGAAGGCCGTAAGACTAGGTCATGGCAAGACGTGCCAAAAACCGAGTTATGGTTGAAAAAACAAGGCTATGACCAGATCTATACAAAGTCAGTCTTGCTTAGCGTGGCTCAAATGGAGATTGCTCTTAAAGCTGAAAGCCTAGACATGAGCGCCTTGATCAAGGTAGACGTTGGCCAACCAACCATTGCTCCTGAGAAAGACAAGCGGTCATCCGTGGACAAGACTCAGTCCGCAAAAAAAGATTTTGCAAAAAGCTCAAAATAGTTGTGTACAGGCCTAAAAGTGTTGTACAATGCAATCACGGCAATGTCGCCGTCTCAATGTTAAAAGGTCTAAAATGGCACACGAACTAGATTTCTCAAATGGTCAAGCAAACGTTGCACTTGCTAAAAAAGGTGCATGGCATGGTCTCGGTCAGATTCTTGAAGCCGGTCAGCCTATCGGCGTGTGGGCAAAAGCTGCAGGCTTGACGCACACGGTTAACCGCTCAACGGTTCAGTATCAAGACAGCGAGGGTTCGTTTGCCGCGTACCCAAACAAAGATGTTCTCTATCGGTCAGACACGTTTGCCCCTCTCGGTGTTGTCAGCAATGACTACAACATCGTTCAACCAGCAGATGTGTTGGACTTTTTTGCCAAGCTTGCCGAGAACAATCACTTTGAACTGGAATCAGCAGGCGCACTCTCAGGTGGCAAGCGTATCTGGGCAATGGCCAAAGTCAATGATGGAGCTACCATAATTGGCCAGGATGTTGTCAAACCATATGTCCTGTTGGCAACATCATATGACGGTACTCTTGCAACCACGGCGCGATTTACCTCAGTCCGTGTTGTGTGCAGCAACACTCTCGGTTATGCTTCAGCTGAGTCTGGTGACACGGTCCGTATCAATCATTCAAAAGAGTTCAGCGCAAAAGACACAGCACTAGATCTTGGCATTGCTTTGAATGGCTTTGAAAAGTTCTTGATCGACTCACGCCGTCTTGCAAAACAGCAAATCAATGCAACCTTTGCGGTTGAGTTCCTTAAAAAGCTGTTGCCTACATCGATGTCAACTAAGTTTGTTGATGGCATCAAAAAGATGGAAGTTGTGCCAGTAGAAAAAACAAAGGCTTTCCAGTCTATCATGGCTTTGTTCAATGGACAAGCCATCGGCAATGAGCTGCCAGAAGCAGAAGGCACAGCTTGGGGATTGCTCAATGCTGTGACTGAGCACGTTGATCATGGCCTTAACCAGAATGCAGCATGGTTTGGTTACGGCAACACTCTCAAGAACAAAGCACGTGAGTTGCTAATGGATGTGGTCTAACGACCAAATGACAGGGAGGAAAGACTCCCATTTTCATCAATGTTTTAAGGACTAAAAATGTCAAAGCTTGTTACCCCTGAGTTCCGTGGATCTTTTGTGCACGTACTTGAACCGCATGCCATTAAAGGCGTTGAAGGTGCAAAGCCTCGTTACCAAATCACCATCCCACTGCCTAAAAAGAGTTCGTTCTGGACTGATCTCAACAAAATGGTTGATGAGACAGCCAAAGCAAAATGGGGCAAAATCCCTCCAAAGATGAAGTCGCCTGTCAAA